CAGCTACAGGTTTATTCTCTATAGATTTAGCCCTCATAGCTTGTTCTGCTCTAAGAGAATCTAGTAATAAAGTATCTGCTACAGTAGTGACTTCTTCTCTATTATAACCATATTTATCCATAGGAACTAATGCGTTATTTTGCATTAATCTATTTTTAGTACCTTCTTGAATTATGGTATTAGGATTAATAGTACCATTACTTATTGCAGTTTGTACATCGGCTATTGTAGCATTTGGATTACCTAATATTTGTTCTTTTATTGTAGGTGTTAAATATGCATTTACATTTTCTGCTGTAGGTTGTGTATTTCTTGTTTCAAATCTAGCTTTATCATTAAGATATGATTGTATCTTAGGGTCATTCTTCATATAGTTCATTGCCCCTCTTAATAACTCTTGCTCTGATACATTTTGATTTTCTGAAAAATTTAATTGTCCTCTAATATCTTGTCCTACTTTAATAGTTCCATCTGCATTTCTAACTACAGACTTATTAGCTTCCCAGCCTTTCATCATATCATCTAGACTCTTTTGTATATCTATATAATCTGCTGTATTTATACCTTTAACAGAGGGTCTGGATACTACCCCATTTTCATCTATTGTTAAGCCTTTATGTTGTTGGTTAAGTTGTTGTTTATACCACTCAGCCATACCTTGATCTACTATTTTACCATCTTTTTGTTTGGCATCAATCTTAGCATTTTCTGCCTGCATTAATTCAGCTTCTTGCTTTAACTCATTTCCACCAAATTTATTTACAACATCATTAGCTAGTTGATCTACATCTAATAATTTATCTTCATAGTTATCAGCATTAACTCCTGATAATCCTGCTTTCATCTTAGTTTGTAAATTCTTATAAACATCAGAACTCTGCTGTAAATACGGCAGAGTTCTAACTAATTTATCTAATTCATTTTCAGTTTTTCTAGCTAATAAATAATCTTGTTCTTTTGATTCCATTAATTTCTGTCTAGCTTCAATAGGCGGAGCAACATATCGTCTAGGGGTATTATCGTAATACTGATCTCCTAGTAAACTTGTACTTATTTTTTCCATTATTATTAAGATTTTAAAGCTTTTCTTCGTGCAACTTCTACTTTAATAGCATTACGTAATTTAGGATTTCTAGCAAAATATGGATTATTTTCCATTGCTCTCATCTTAGCCCCTGTTTTATCATCTAGTAAAGATAATAACATTGTTTCGTCTACATTTGTTTGTAAGTTTGTAGTCTCTTGTGCTCTACTAATATCTGAACTAAGGTTAGCTAGATTAGCAGATGTTCTACTATTAACTTCATTTGCTCTTTGGAATTCTAACATAGCAGATTGATTTAATGTACCTGCATTAGTATTATCTATATTTTGTAAATTTTGAGTATTAGCATTTTTAATTATTCTTTCTTGTGCTTCTTTATTTGCATATATATTACCTTTAGCTTGTATACCTTTTAATCTAAGACTAGCCATATTAGCTCTAGCAACATTACTATTAGAAGTATTCCCTAAAATATCTTGTACTCCTGATTCTACTCCTTCTGTTACAGCAGATAATTGAGGATTTACATTTATAGTTTTATCTAAACTTCTTGCTTTAGCTAATTTAGGTCTTGGTAAATTTGGTGTTCTACTATTTATAATAGCATTACCTACATTATCTATTAATTGTGGTGCAAAATTTTGCATAAATCTATTATCCGTTTCTGGTTCTAATATAACAGTAGGTGTTGGAACTAGTGGTACACTTCCTAAAGTATCAGGGTACAAATACTCATCTTCCATCCCTGAAGGTTTAATTGGTCCACCTGATGCTAACATAGGTACAGTACTAGTTGTCTTAGGTTGTAACATTTTAACAAATTCTTGTTCATCCTGTAATTGTTGCTCTTGTAATTCTATACCTTCAATCATCCTAGTATAACCATCTGTATGTCTATTGGTCATAGATGTCTTAGCTTTATCTTGTATACCTACTTTTCTAGTAGTTAGTGTTTTAATTCTATTAGCAAATGTTTTACCATTACTAGATTTCAATCTATCACTAAATACATAATCTCCATCTTTAATAACTTCTGCATCTTCTACATTAGCTTGTGGTTGTCCATTTTCATCTGATAAGGTAACACCGTATTGCCCATCTATAGAATTCTCATTATGCTTATTACCTACTACCAACTCCGTATTGTTATCTAATGGTATTAAATTTCCTCCTATTATAGGATTCCCATTAGAGGCTGATTTAGGAAGTCCTCCTCCTCTTGCATAATATTGTACTCCTGTATTTCCTTGTACATTATAATCCTCTAATGCTAATTGATCTTCTTGTTGCTGTTTAGCAAGATATTGTCTCATTTGTTCTTGTCTTTGTTCCTCTGCATCATTAGCATTCATTAATCCTCCAGCAATATTTAGTCCAGCACCTACTACTGTTCCAATTCCGGGAATCATACTAGCTACTCCACCAGCAGTTTGTAACATCTGTCCTCCTCCAGCATATAAAGGTATAGTTTTTCTTTTCATTATCCTACCCCCTTTTGCATAACTAACTACATCTGTATTTACAGCTTTTTTAGTTCTATTACTATAAGTATTAGGATTTAAATTAGGGTCTACAATTTGATCTTCTAATACTACCTGATTAATAGGTACAGTAGGTACACCTCTACTTTGCATATATTGTTGTTGTGCTACTGCATGGTCTACTGTATTAGGTTTATAACCTGTATCTACTTTAAACCCCGGTTTAGCACTATCTCTTAAATATTGATATCTTCTCATTTCTTCTAATCGTTTTGCTTCCTCTACTGGATCTCTATATGGTAAAGGTTTAGTTAAAACATTAGGTTTTCTAGGTTGTAACATAATATATTGTATTAAGTTAATAATTATCTTTTACTCATTCTACTTTTAACATTTACATAATTGATATATATAGAATCATTATTTATATTTTTCATTATTAATCTAACAATAACAAATGTACCTATAAATACTGACTTTTCAAAATAACTCTTATTAATATTTAAATTACTTTCAAGTAACTTCCCTTCTTTATCAACTAAAGGGAGACTGCTATCAATTACAATATCTCTAAATTCATTGAAATTCCATATACCCTCAATATTTCTACTTGTATTAAATTCTGATATAGGTATCTCTCCTGAACATTGAAAGTCAGAATATATAACTATACTATCTATAGTCTTATGATAATTAGTAGCTTCTTGTACTCCTTTACATACTGATTGCCATTCTATAACTTGATATAGTTTAGATAAATCTAATCTACCATTAAATATTAAATCTACATAACTAGTAAATTTATTACCAAAAAATGTACTCTTATTTAATACACTATTCATTTTGTATAAATTTCCTTGTCCAAGATTTTTAATTGCATATATTCCTTTAACAGTATGTGTATAATTATTAGGATAATAATCATGTTCACATATAAATATGTCTGATGTTAACATATATGATAATGTAAAAGATATTTCTTCAAAATAATCACTATCTGAGTATGAAATATAAGGTGAATCTACTTCATTTAGACGATAAAAACCATTTTCGAATATAAAATCTCCTTCATTAAATTCAGTTTCAAATTTAAACTTAAAATGCTTTTTAGTTATTAATATCCTATCATTATCTATATCATAACCTAATGTATAACCCACTTGTGTATATGGATTATCAATTATATTATTAGTACCATGTACATTTACATCTTTATATATATTATTAAATGTAGAATTATCTATAAACCAATTAATTAATCCTTTCTTAGTTATCTCTTTTGCTTGAGAGGATACAATGTACATCTTATGCTTTTCTTGGTCTATTACAAATAGACCTTGACTAATAAGATAACAAGCAAATTGACTATTACAACCAATATACCCTTTATTACTATCTTCTAATATTTCATCAGGTTCTCTATCAAATAAATCTCCTACTCCTAAGAATGTGGTATCATTATTGTTTATAAGGGTATCTTTAATTCTAGCTATAAATAAGGAATATCGTTTCTGTATATACAATATTTTAGCCGCACCTCTTAAAGCTATAATTTCACCTCTTTCAGGTAATGTTTCAAAATATGTATTAGCTAGGAATCTTCTAACAGGAGTTGTTGATAAACTTTCAGTTCTTAAACTTTGTGATCTAGCAATTCTATTAGGAAATTTATTTATAAATTTATTATTATAATCAAATGCTACTCCTGCTATTAAATCATTAAGACTTCTTGTAGACTCTAAATTAAATTCATCATATTTATATATAAAACTTTCTACCTCTTCTTTATCTGCTCCTATAACAGAATAAAAATGATTAAGTCTCCTATTAATAGGCATAGATAATAAACTATCTCCATTTACTGATATTAAACCTTTTATTAATCCTTGTTGAAATATAATACCAAAATTATTTGTACCTGTTGCTACTCCTGCTAATTTATTTAAGATACTTAAACTATTATTTGTAAATATATCTCCATAATTATCGAATTGTACAGGAGTAATAATAGCTGGAAGATTTTCAGGATATATTGTTACTTTTCCTATAGTTATAAATTCATTAGGTTTAAAGCCGCTATATATATCTTTAATTATATTTAACATTGTACAGTTTATAGTTAAGTAATCAGCTTCAACTCTTGATATAGTTTTATTAATAAATGTTTTAGTCGTATGATCGTAATAAGATACATTAGCATTTTGAGTAGTATTCCAAGTAACTCCATCATCTAAGTTAGATATATTTAACGGATTCCATTTACTTAGAGGAGTAGAAGCTACAGTTCCAATAGCTAAAGTATTCTTAGCCTCTATTATTATATCATTAAAGCCTAAATAATTATCTATAGCTACATTATTTTCTAATAAATATGTAATCTTATCTAAAAGAGCATATTTTTGTATAGAAGGTATAAGGTAATGTCCTTCTACAGTAATTGTTCCTAATCCTGTAGTTGTACTAAATGCAATAGGACTAGCTACAGTTCCTAAACTAGTATTAATATCTTTTTCAGGAACATCACTTGGTAAAGTAGTGATAGGGGTATCTATATATATAATAGATTTATCTCCACAAGCATAATTAGCTTTTAATAGTGCCCCTGATATAGTAGGTTTATAAAAACTTAAATTACTACTTCTAACTTTACTGAATCCATATTGAGTTGAGAAGTACTTAGAATTATGATATTCATAAGATGCATCTCCTGGAAAACCTATTGGGAAAGAATATGCCCCTCTATAATATACTGCTTCATAAGTATTAAGATTTAATGCAGGAGGAAAAGGACTTAAATCATATATCTGCGCTTGTTTTAAAAAATTTATATCTTCTACAAGGCTATCCCCTCTTTGTCTCTTAACTATAGATAGTTTATAACCTTGTATTTTACTTTTAATGTCAGTAGGTACAACTACCTCAAAGTTACTAACAGCTACACTATATGCAGGTAAAGCCCCTTTCATATCTACTTTATCTCCTGAGTAGTTCTTATCCATATACCCTAGTAATAATGGAAACTTTTCAGCTACTACATCTAATCCCGGAACTCTATGATATCTTATAGGTGTAGTTCTTAAATCTTGTCCTCCTAAACTATCTCCATTATAGTCAATAGTACTATTGTAATTATCATTATTAGGATAAGTCTCTTGATTTTCCCAGAATCCCCATCTCATCTCTGCTTCAGAATCATTAATAGGTACTCTAGTTGGTGTAGGATTTACAAATCCACCTGAATTAAATATATGAAATCTTTTTAAGGGCAATTTACTTCCTAAAGAAGGTATACCCATTGCATCTAAATCTGCTTGTACTAAGTTAGTATGCTCATTAAATGTTGCATCATCTGCAATAGGTCCAGGTAAATGAAATTCTTCTGTATAGCTTCCATCTAGTAGTTGTAATGATATATACATTGCATAGACTTCATCAGGACATAACGTAGGATTAGCAAAATCTTCTGGTAATCTAACAGCAAAAGATAAATCTAGATTTAATAAGTTTGCATACTTCTGAAAATCTATTTTATCTTCTGTAGTAAGATTACCCATAAATACTTTATCTTCTGTAATGGTATACGTTTTAGCTCTAGAATAATTAATAGTTGGAAGTACTAATACTTCAGTTGATATAGAAGTAAATGTGCTTAGTGATGTAAGTCTATATGTAAAATTCATATTAGATATATTCAATATAGAACTCTCATACGCAAATAAGGCATTATCCTTCTTAATCAATATACCTATTCTAATTTTAGAATAATTTGAATCTAGGTTTATAAAATTTATTATGATATTACGGGGAGTTTTCTTTGTATACTCTGTTAATGGATACGCAACTTCATGTATAGGAAAGTAAGCTAATGTACTATTATCATCTGTTACATAAGCATAAGTAATATAACAAATCTCTGCATCTAAGGAACTACCATCTTCATAACTTATTTCCATATTAGCTTCTGTATTCTTAGGAAATAAATCTATTAAACTTAAATCATTTATATCTAATTCATTATCTATACCTAGTGGTATTCCTATATTAGTAATGTTAACTAATTTAGGACTAAAACTATCTTGATATATTCCATCTGAAAATATAATAATAGTTTCTTGATTATAATTCTTATAAAATACTCCTTCTATTGGTCTATTAATTTTAAATAACCCTACAACTTTAAATACTAAACTATATGATATAATATCATTTAAAGTACTGACAACTCCTACATAAGAATACTCATCATCTATACTACATATAATTATCTCTTCATTAGTATCAATAGTACCTATAATCAATCCAGGGATTTCAGTTAAAAAATCAAAACCTCCTTCATTAGTTATACTTTTATACTTCTTATTTAATAATATATTTCTAGCAAATTCCCAAGTACCTGCAGGATTTTTTTCTCGTACAGTATCTCTACTTAATCCGTTAAACTCTTCCATATATTAATGTATATAATTATTAGCATTTAAATCTCCCATTAATACATTAGTCCATAATTCGGTAAATTCTTGATACTCTTGTATACTCATCCAATTTACACTATTTGCAGCGGCAGGATACATTTTAGTCCACATTTGAAATGCTTCAGCTCTTGTAACTACTGGATGTACAAACCCTGATAAAGACATCTTATATATAAACCAATATTGTAAAGCTTCTGTAACTTTAGCATCTTTTGGTACTAAAGGATATCCCTCACAATCTATAGGAACACCACTATATACACAGTATAACCATCCCTGTCTAAAAGAAGTATGTATTACTCCCCCATTAATACTTCCATAATGACTAGTAGAGGATATCGCAGTATTTATATTTTTTTGAGGTACTCCATATATCTTTTGCTCTTTATTGTCTGTAAAAAGTCCTCTACCTAATAACGGTGAATTTCTAATAAATAATCTCCCTAAAGTATTAACTTGTGTAGTCTGTTCACATTTTGGGGTTATCCAAAATCCATATAGATTTTGATGATCACAAGGTAACATACCTTTGTATTCTTCTACTTTAATAAGTTTATATCTATATGTATAATAATTAGATATCTCCATAATTTCTATAGCATCCTCTGTCCATCTAGGTATATCCTCAATATATGCTGTATCTGATAAACCTAAATCTTTCAAGAATCCTCCTATTACTCTTTTTATTGATATATAGTTAGTTAACATTGTTCTGATTTTTATATATTTCTATTAGTTCCTCTTGACTTAATCTATTAGATACATCAAATAACATACTTACTGCACTATTATCTCCTCTTAGTGGATAAAAATGAAAGTTAGTTATATTAGGTAATCTGATCTTAGTTGCAATATTATGTTTCCAATCATAAAACATTCTGTACTCAGGTAAAAATGTAATCCAAGGCTCTCCTTTGTATTCAATTCCTTCTCTCTTACATCTTTCAGCATCTTCTACTTTATATGGAATACCTCCTCTAGCTTCTATCTCTCTCTTAACTGGTAAACTTAAACCCCAATTAATAGTAGCTTTCTTCCCTTTATTAACAATAACTCTTAACTCTCCTAAATATAAATCTTTTAATCTATAAGAATTAAATATTAATTCATCTATCAATAATTCATTAAATCTTCTTAATATAAAAGCAAATATTCGTTTAGGAACTTTTTGTTTAGTTAATTTACTTAATTCTTCTTTTCTTTGTTGTACTCGTATATATAATACACTATATTGTGATAATTGTAAATTATAGTATTTCTCTATACTAGTAAGAGGATATAATATCTCTAATCCTTTACCAATCTTGATACTTTCCATATCATCACCTCTAGGACGTAATATTATATTTTCCTGAAAATAAGAATATATATTATCTAACATGTTTTGTAAATCATCTATTTCTTTAGCTAAATTAGTTATTTTTATATCTGTAGATATAGAATATAGTTCATGTATTGTATTAGTCGTTATCATCTGGTTTAATATTTATTTGTTCTCCGTCTTTTGGTTTTACTGGATATTCTTTTAGTATTAAACTTTCTATCTGCATTAACATATCTCTTCCTATTGGAAATTCTTCATCATCTGCGAAATTACCACTATTAATACAAGCATCATAGAAATCAGATGGAGTTTCAAATACCCCTTTTATTAATACATTTGCTATATTTAATGATACATTAATGTCACACTCTGTAAGATTATTTATTATATATATACTTCCGTTTAATACTATATAATATATAGTTTTATCATTATATGGTAAATTTCTATAATAATAAAATTTATCCAATGTTGTTAATATAAATCTCTTTCTACCATCTGGACTTCCTATAAAGCTATATAAAGAATTACCTGAACTCTTTAATCTTACAGGTACTGGAACAGGAGTAGTACTCTTTAATACTTTATATTTATCTTGATCTAATACATCAGGACATATAGATGTAATAGCACTATAATCTGCCCCAAATTCTGTTAATAGATTTACTACTTTAAACTGTACAGTTCCCGTTTGAGTAAAATGTATATCAGATAAAAAATTTCTATCTAAATCATCTCTTATAAATTTAGCTCTATAATTAAGTATAGTTAACTTTAAACTCTCCTGTAAAGTAGAATTAAATTGATCTCCTAATCTATAGGCATTTTGTTCTGCTATCTGATTTAATGTTTTCATTTAGAATAATTTAATTACACTTACGCTTATATATCCTTGTTTATCTTTAAATTGATTATCTAAATTCTCTTTAGTAAATATATATCCGGCTTGGTATTGTAATCCTTTAGGCGTTTGATATATTAACATTCCACCTGCTGATATATTACTATTTACTGTAGCCCCAATACCTATTCGTATTCTATTTTTATTACTCAATATCTCTGTATTAGTTTTTTCTACTGTGATAGTTTTCTCCACTAAAATAGGGAATTTTGGCGTATAATTAAGCGATTGAGAGATTAATTTACAATCCTTTAGAGAAATTAAGGTAGTAATATTTCCATCGATTAGGCTGTCAGAAATAGCAGTTTTATACTTATATATATTATCGGCTTTAGCGGTAAGTTCAAATGACCCCCCTTTAGTAGTTGATGAAGTAGTGTTTCCTAGTATAGGGTCTGGTATATCTTTTACTTTTACTTCTCTATTAACTACTAAAGGGATTCTTTTTGTAACCACAACACTTATAGTATCTACTCTACTTTCAATAACTTTCTCAGTATACCCTCCTAACTTCTCTATTATAAACGGTCTTAACCAACTCTTAGATAAATGTATAAAAAACCAAATAACTAAAAGTATTATTATCCATCTTACTGCTTGTCTAAAATATATCATATAGTTTTGCATAATATTTAAATGTTAAAAGCGGAGTATTACCTCCGCTTTATTAGTATATAAAATTTTATTTAGTGAAGTACATAATTCCTTCTCCTTTTCTTCGTCTTACTAGTCCATTAGATACTTTACCATTAGATTTATTCCATTTTAAGAATTCATCTTTAATAGTAATATCATTTGGATCTTTATTTACTTTTTTAAGTAGTGTACTGTCTCCTAAACCTTCTGCAATATCATCTGCATCTATATCACTTCCTAGATTATATGCAAAAGATACTAATCCATTAAATTGATTTTGTGTTACAGGTTGTTTTAATAAAGATAATACATCTTTCTCAAATAAAGATAAGATAAATAGGAACATACTATCTGCAAATTCTTGAGATATTGGCTTATCTCTCATCGTCACTTTTTTACCATTAGGATAAATGGTGTTTCCCCATCCTATTGTAGGTACTCCAGATGAACATAAATAGGGTACTAGGCTACAAGATTCAAAACTTTTTATAAAATTCTTTCCTCTATTATCTGTTTTAGTTATCATATTAGTACTATATTATCTTATTTTTTTAATATTCAATTCTTTTAATCTACTCTGTATTCTATATATCAAGTACGCTAGTATTACACTGAATAGCCATATTAATTTACTATCATTAACCATAATAGGTTTAACAGTACTTAATGCTATTATACAAAATATCGTTCGTAAGTAGTATTCATACTTAATTGTATGTTTATCTTCTAATTCTATAGCTAGGTTAATTATAGAACTAATAAATACTCCAATTAAAATTAATAAATTAAGACTCTCCATATTTATCTATTTTTTTATATAAAACATTTAATAATCTATTTAATAAATTTATCCCTCCGTATCCCGCTATAACAGCTATACCCATTCTAACGTTCTCAGTTGTTATATTCAAAATACTGCAAAGTAATGGACTTATTGCTACTGCTACAGGTACTCCAACAAAGAAACTAATAAGACGACTAAGGATCTGTTCCCTAGATGTTTTCATTGCTGCTATACCTCCTATTATAGCGCCTAACAGAATGCCATATTCTATTGCATATTGTGCTAATTGTTCTTTCATTTTTTAGATATTTAAGTATTAGGTTATTTGATTTAGGTAATAGTTATAGAGTTATTATTCACATGTTTAGTATTTAAGGTTTAACATTAGTATTTAATTATTCTTAGATGTACTTTAAGATTCTGGGTTAAAGCGGCTAATTCCCTAAAACCTATTTCAAATTGAGTCTGAGATATTATCTTAAATGTGGGAGTAGTAATATCATTATCTACATCTATACTAACACTTAAACTTTCTATCATAGAATCTACATAATAATTTAATGTTCCCATACTATTTGCCATTGTTACTAATACAATAGAATTTGTACCTCCAGGTGTTGAGGTTGTTACAGCTGTTACTAT